TCTACGGCAGGCATTCCCTGGAGGCTTGGGGCTACCGCCTTGGCATCTTGAAAAGTGAGTACGGCAAGACCCTTCAAAACGATTGGTCCACGTACACCCCTGAGATGCTTGAGTACTGCGTTCAAGACGTAAAAGTCCTAACAGAGCTTACAAAGCACTTCCAGCCGAAGCTAGAGCTGTATCAGGACGCCATTGATCTAGAGCATAAAGTTGCCAAGATCATGGCCTGGCAGGAGAAAGAGGGCTGGCCCTTTGATGTTGAGAAAGCACAGAAGCTTGAGAACAAGCTCAGGCTTGAACTAGAGCAGCTCAGCGATGAGATGCGTAACACCTTTCACTATGTAGACGGAGGCGAATTTGTCCCAAAGCGTGACAACAGCACCCGTGGTTACATCGAAGGTGCTGGCTTTACTCGACTCAAGGATTTCAATCCATGCTCAAGACAGCACATCGCCTGGGCATTCCAAACATTCCGTGACTGGGAAGCAACCGAGTTCACGGACACTGGCAGAGCAAAGATTGATGAATCAGTGCTGTTTGAAATTGGCACTGAGGAATCTAAAAAGTTTGCTCGAATCCTAGAACTTCAGAAGCATCTTGGGATGTTGTCTGAGGGCACAAACTCTTGGCTCAAACAAGTCAAGCCTGACGGACGTATTCACCATTCGTGTGTGATGAATACAAATACATTTCGTCAAGTGCATTTACGTCCCAATCTAAGTCAAACTCCTAGTGCTCATGAATACCGAGAACTCTTCACGCCTGGCAAAGATCGTATACAGGTGGGCGCTGATGCGTCTGGGCTTGAACTTCGAGTCCTAGGCAGTTACTTAAGTCCTTACGACAATGGAAAGTTTGCCCGCGAAGTTGTTGAGGGTGACATCCACACACACCTGGGAAACATCTATGGATCGCCCGACAGGGCTGCGTCGAAGCGTACAACTTATTGCCTCATATACGGTGGGGGTGACTTTCGTCTTGGCCTTGCAGCTGGTAGTAGACCAGATAGTGCTAAGAGAAAAGGCGCTGAGATTAGAAAAAAAGTTCTTTCGAATCTGGAAGGCTTCTCCGATTTTAGCGCTGCGTTATCTCGTCGGGCTGAACATGGGGTCCTCAAAGCTCTAGACGGCAGACCGTTGAGGTTATGTGGAAAACCCCACGTTGCATTGAACTGGCTTTGTCAGAGCGGAGGAGCATTGATTTGCAAGACTTGGCTCGTATTGGCAAACGATTACCTGAAAGAGGCTGGGATCGATTACTGGCCACTTGGTTTTATTCACGATGAAATGCAGTTTTCAGTAAGGCCTGACCAAGCTGAGCAAGCTGCCTTAATTATTACTACTGCTATAAAAGATGTTAGAAAGTTCCTGCCTGTCAAGTGTGAGCTTGACGCGGAAGCTAAAACAGGTCTTACCTGGGCAGATTGCCACTAAGGCAAGCCCTTCCCGACTCGGTGACATTGCTGAACACTGGGTCGGATTACTCGCAGCTTGGAAAGGTGCTGAGGTCTATCGAAACCTCAACTGCACCGGCAATACGGACATCGTTCTGTTATTGCCAAATGGCAACAGCTACATGTTGGATGTCAAATTAGCCAGGCCAAACAGCAGAGGATACTGGTACGGGAACACAAACGAGGTTAAAGACCCCGTGATTCCTGTACTTGTGATTCCTACAGGAGACATCACAGAATGGAAAGTCAAGTGGATCAACAAAAGATACCCACCTGAACTTGAGAACTTCTGGGATCGGTCACCGTATCCATTTACCTACATCCAAAATGTCGTTTAATGAAACGATGATAATGTTGGATGCTGACTACTTTTGGTTTCGTGCCGCGTCAGCAGTCCAGCAAGAACTTGAATTCAATCAAGATCTTACCGTCATTGTTGGAAGTTTCAGTGAAGGTCAACGTGTTATCCAGGAAGAACTCGGGGCGCTTTGCGACCGTTTCGAAACCACGAAAGTATTGCTGACGTTCACTGACACCACAAATTTCCGCAAACAAATTGACGAGTCCTACAAAGGAACACGCACCAAAACCAAGCCTGCTGGGTACTGGAAACTCAAGCAGTGGGGTTTGGAAACTTATCCGTCAGTCATGAAGCCTGCTCTTGAGGCTGACGATGTGATGGGAATCCTTGCCACCAACGGGAGTCTTGAGAACTTTGTTCTTGTCAGCCCCGACAAAGACTTGGAGCAGATCCCATGCCGGATCTACAACACCAAAGAGGAGTTCACTCAAACTCCTGAGGCAGCAAGACGCAAGCTCTATGAGCAGTGTCTGACTGGTGACCAGAGTGATAACTATCCAGGCGCTAAAGGTGTCGGCCCTGTAAAGGCGACCAAGATCCTTGACGCTGTTGATGGTGATGACTACTGGCCTGCTGTTGTGGAGGCATACGAGAAAGCTGGGCAAACCTATGAGGACGCGTTGCGGAACCTCCGCCTAGCAAAAATTCTTCAGGCTGATGATTGGGACAGCTCTAAGCAGTGTCCCATTCTTATCACGCCATGATTCCGTTCCCTGATTTAGAGCTGACAGTTGAACAGCAGTTTGAACTAAAGAAACTTGAGGAGGCTATCGACGATGCCTCCCGAGAAAATCTTGAACATTCTGTATGGGAGCTGTCTCGTCAGATCTACATTCTCCGCAACACAATTAAAAACCTAATCAAGCACTGGCCAAATGCGTTTAACCAAACGTGAGCTGACTTTTATTAGGAATAACCTCCTCGCCAAACGGGCGTACCGCTGTTCCCCTCATCCTGCTGTCCGTGTTTGGGAAGACTGGATGGAGGGATTCCTCCAAAAAATTGAAGACGAACTTGCACCACATGAGTAAATTCTCGCCGCCTCACTATCAGCGTGGAGTCATCGAATGCTGGGACTTCATTGCTGATGCAGAGCTTGATTACTTTCTTGGCAATGTTATCAAGTACACCTATCGAGCAGGCTTCAAGAATGGCGAAGATGCCAGAGATGACTTGCTAAAGGCACGCGCCTACATCCACAAGAAACTTGAACTACTCGACAAGATCAACACCGATGCCAGCACCTGATCTACTTGGCCAAGCATTGCAATTTCGTGTTGCAATGAGCCAACCCATTGGCGCCTTTTCTCCTGAAAACCTGAACCTCCAACGTGACCTAATCGTTGAGGAGTTCAAGGAATTTCTTGAGGCATACAACGAAACTGCCCGCTACATCCAAAACCCCAGAGCACGTCATGAATGCTTAAAAGAGCTTGCTGATCTGGTGTTCGTCTGCTTCCAATTTGCTGCCGCTGCTGGCTGGCCATTGGATGAAGCAATGGAGCGGATCCATCGCAGCAACATGAGCAAGCTTGTAGATGGCAAGCCTCTGAAGAACGACAAGGGGAAGGTGATCAAAGGCCCCAACTATGAACCTCCTTTTCTCGACGACCTCCTCTAATGAAAGACTGGATTGCACGCACCGGACGCGTACAAGATTGGATTGATAATCCCAATAAAAGGTTGCCTGTCAGTTGCACCATCATCAACGTTGAAGACAGTGTTTCCGAAGGCAGAGACTCCATTGAAAACTCCTGGGTCTTCGCCTCTTACGCCCTTCGCCATGCAGCAGGCGTAGCCGTACACGTGGACCAACTACGTCCTAAAGGAACAAAAAACAAGGATGGCTTGGTTGCGAGTGGTCCAGTTTCCTTCCTCAAGATTTACAGCACCCTGAATGAAGTACTCCGCAGAGGCGGTGTCTACAAAGGAGGTGCGATTGTCGGTCACATCACGCTTGACCACCCGGACATTCTGGAGTTCATCAATGCTCCACGCTCTGAGCTTCCGTGGATTAAACGTTGTGTAAACATTAACCAAGAGATGTGGGACAACTGTCCTGATCACATTCGCGGCGCACTCATTCACAAGATCCAGACCGGAGACATCTGGCTTGCCAAGATCAAGTATGACCAAAACGGTGAGCGGATCCGGTTCAATGTGTGTTTGGAGGTTGCACTTAAATCCCGTGGAACCTGTCTCTTGGAACATATCAACGTCTCCCAGTGTGACCCTTCTGACCTAGAAGCTGCCTTCATCATGGGTATGGAGGAGCTGTGTGAACTCCATGGCCGCACAGGAGTTGACCGTGACGGGATGTACCTGTCTCCTGAAGAGGATCGGCAGGTTGGACTTGGCATCATCGGACTAGCCAATATGCTGGCTCGTCTTGAGATCACCTATGAGGACTTTGGTCAGGCTTTGACTGATCTCCGAAAGGGCGCCAAATGTACAATCGGTCCTGCTTTTAAGTTGGCTGTGTCTTTCCAGAGTGCTATCAATGCAGCAGCACAAGTCGCACGCCGACACAAGATGGAACGCTGCTTTGCTATTGCTCCCACTGCTTCCTGTTCCTTCCGTTATACGGACCCTGACGGCTTCACCACTTGCCCTGAAATTGCTCCTCCCATCTCCCGTCAAGTTGACCGGGACTCGGGCACTCAAGGCGTCCTAAGTGTGGACTACGGTCCTGTTGAGATTGCCAGTGAAGTCGGTTACTCAACCTTCCGAAAAGTGGCTGACGGAATCGTTGGTCTGATGGATGATACTGGTTTGCTCCATGGTTACTCTTTGAACCATTGGAGTGACATGGTTACCTATTCTCCTGAGTTTATTCAGGAATGGCTGGACTCTCCCCAAACCAGCCTGTATTACGCACTTCAAGTACAACCTGACACCCTCCGCAAGGATGACCTGCAGGATTTCTTGGACGATGAATACAAAGATATTTTCGACTTTAGTCAAGACTTTGACAACGATTGTGTTTCGTGTGCCGAATGAACAACCCCTATCAAACAATCGTTGCCAGAAAGCGTAAATGGACTCCCGTGCAAACCAGCAAGGGTGAGTTCAAGCCTGGTAGCGAAGAAACAATTATGAGGGCTCTTGCCCTCCGTAACCTTGAAATTCCCGTCAAGGAATTCCTTACCGAAGGTTTGGAAAAGGAACTTCCTAATAAGCCCGGTGTGCGCGAAGCTCTTCTCAGCAATATGGCTGATGAAGACAATCACGACCTAGGTTTTTCTTACATTGTCAACGCCCATGGTGTGGACGAGAAAGCTGAAGCTGAGGCGGCACGTATCCGTAAGGCTTGGCTAGAAGCTCCTGAACATCCTCTACTTAAGGCAAGCATCCTTGAGCGGAGTGTGTTCTTTGTTCTCCTTCCCTTCTACCGCTTCTGTGGTGACATTGGTTTGCGTAGCTTGCAAGCCGACGTGTCACGCGATGAACAAACCCATGTTCTGCTTCACGGAATGGTCTGCCATGACCTTGGCTTGAAGAGCACTAAGAACCTCAATCGTCTGCGCCGAGCCACTGTCCATTGGGTGATGGACAACCTCGGTGCGAGTGCTGACAAGCATCTCAATAAGGACTTCTGGCTCCGCTCATCGGACTCTCTGTATGAGCGCGGTAAGGCTGAGGAACTCAGCGACACCCAGAGAGCCAGATTCCCTGCCTTCTTTGAGGCAAGCAACATCGATCTCCCCGCTTATGGCTGAACAGCTTTCTGTCACGGAAGTGTTCGGCGGAGTTGAGTTTCTTGATCGTCTGATTGAGGAACTTGATGAAGTGTATCCACAACCTCACCCGCTTCCATCTGAATCCATCCAGTCCATCATGTATGCGTCTGGTCAGAGAAGTGTTGTTGAATACCTCATTTCCAAAAAGAAAAATGTGTAGCGCTCCTTCTATCCCGAGCCCTCCGCCTCCCCCGCCTGCACCGGAGTACAACCCTCCTCCTCCGGCTCCGGCTCCACCGCCGATGCCTCCTAGCCCCGACCCTCTGCCTCCTCCGGAGTCTGTTGGTGCAAAAGGTGAAGAGCAAACCCGTCTTAAGCGTCGGACCTCTAAGCGTCAGGCAATGCAGCAAGCAGCACGTGGAACTAATGCCCTGAGGATCAAGCTTAACCAACCCTCTGGTAATTCTACTGGCGTTTCTGTAAATACTGGCTCCAAGAAAAAAGGTTCCCTCAACATTCCTAAGTAATGAAAGCTGACGCTCTATCTCGTTACCATCAACTGGTTTCGGATAGACAGCAGTTCCTTGATACCGCCAGAGAGTGTGCACGCCTTACCCTTCCTTACCTCATGTCTGATGATGGTTTGGCTAAGGGTGAGCGCCTGCCTATTCCATGGCAATCAGTGGGCAGCCGTGGGTGCAACGTATTGGCAAGCAAACTTATGCTTGCCCTCTTCCCAGTCAATACTTCGTTTTTCAAACTGCAAATCAATGATGCCGAATTAGCATCAATTCCTGAGCTCACTCCTGAGATCAGATCTGAAGTTGACCTATCACTTTCCAAGATGGAAAGGATGATCATGCAACAGATCAGTGAGACCAGCGACCGTGTTCAGCTGCATGATGCAATTAAACATCTGATTGTCACTGGCAATGTCCTTATCTTTGCCGGGAAGAAAGCCCTAAAAGTCTATCCGTTAGACCGGTATGTAATTAGCCGGGATGGTGACGGTAACCCCATCGAAATCATTACACGCGAAAGCATCAGCCGCACACTGCTTCCGCCTGAATTCCAAAAGTCTGCAATGGAAGGTGTGGACATCAACTCCGCCGGAGAGGATGGCCCCAAGCTTGGCGTTGCTGGTGGTAGTAGTTCCGACAACGTTGACATCTACACCTGCGCTGAGTTCCGTGACGGCCAATGGAAATGGCATCAGGAAGCAGACGGCAAAATGATTAAGGGCTCCCAGAGCTCTGCTCCTAAGAACATCACCCCTTGGATTCCGCTTCGGTGGAACGTTGTCAATGGCGGCGAGAACGAGTCCTATGGCCGTTCCCATGTGGAGATGTACCTAGGAGACCTAAAGAGTCTTGACGGCCTCATGCAGAGCCTTGTAGAGGGCTCAGCGGCTGCAAGCAAAGTGATCTTCACGGTCAACCCTTCTAGCCCAACTAAACCACAATCCATCGCCCGTGCTCAGAACGGCGCAATCATTAGTGGTCGCCCCGAAGACGTAGGTGTGATCAATGTTGGCAAGTCTGCCGACTTCCGCACTGCGCAGGAAATGATCCGCGACCTGACCACGCGGCTTAGTGATGCGTTCCTCATCCTCACTCCGCGTAAGGCAGAACGCGTAACAAGTACCGAAATCAACGCCGTAGTACAAGAACTCAATGAGCAACTTGGCGGAATCTTCGGCAACCTCAATACCGAGCTCCTACAGCCTTACCTGAATAGGAAGCTCCACATTCTTACTCGCTCCAAAGCTGTCCCCTCGCTACCCAAGAATCTGGTCAAACCCGTTGTGGTTGCCGGACTCAATGGGGTTGGCAGGGGACAGGATCGTGCTGCGCTGATGGAGTTTGTGCAAACCGTTGCTCAAGGCATGGGTCCACAAGCACTCGCCCAGTACATCGATCCAACCGAATTCCTGAAACGTCTCGCTGCTGCTAGCGGGATTGATACTCTCAACCTTATCAAGTCTCCAGAGACGATGCAGCAAGAGAAGCAGGAAATGCAAAACCAAGCTATGCAATCCAGTCTGATGAATCAGGCAGGACAGCTAGCTAAATCACCTATGGCAGAGAAGTTAATTGACAACCTCCAGCAAGACCCCGGAGCCGCCCAGCAGCTCCAACAGCAAGCCGGTGTCCCAAGCGCCGAAGGCACCCCGGAAGAGAGCCCGCAAATCTGACGGTCAATACAAAGGTGGTACTCCCGCAGAAGCTTGGGAAGCCACTGAACTTATTGAAGGTGTCGGTGACAAGACCATTGGTAAAACCGTTGGTCCAAAAGTCGATAGCCCATCTCAGGGCAAAGAAACCGCTGGCAAATACAAGAAAGCCGAAAAGCTAACTCCCACCTTCGGCAAGGTATCCACCACCCTCCACTAACATGCCTATCACCCAATTCGATCCAACTGAAGGTCCAAGCAAGGAACAGCAAGCCTCAGAGGCTGCCGTGTTTGCTCAGGGTCAAAAGATCCAAGAGGCCCAAGCTGCTGACCGTGCAGCTCGTCAGGCTCAAATGGAGCTTGACCAAGAACAGGATGTCTCCCTCATTGGTGGCAAGTTCAAGTCACAGGAAGACTTACTGAAGGCTTACCAGGAACTTGAACGTCAACGCACTAAAGAGAATCAAGGCGATGCTGAGGAAGAAGAGCAAGTCGAAGAGT